TTTGAGTTGTCGAATGCATTCAATTCGGATGATTTTAGTTCAAATACAACCGAGACGCTTGTTGATGGAACCACTTATCAGGTTGTTTTGTTTGCGAAAGATGTAAATGGTAATATAGGTATTAGTGTGTTATAAACATATGAACTAATGGTGTACAAACACTCATTTGTAATCAATCAAAATGAAAAAAAATATTATAAAAATAAAACACTATGGAGCATAAAAGAATATCCATTAATGAGAGTTTTCCCAGTCAAGATTTCGCTATTAAAATTATATACATTGACAATGAATTTGAAAAAGATAGAATTACTGTATCAATCGGAGAAAACACCAAATTAATGATTGGATACAACGCATTACTGAAAGAAAAAACCATCGAATACCAATTAGAGTACGACGATGGTATTATAGAAACATTTGATGTGATGCGAGAGTACATGTACAATCCAAATTATAATACTGTTGGTGAGAATGTGATTGTTTTTGTTGTTGATAATATGTTATACAAAATCATAAGCATTTATCTCAATGGAACCAATATACAGTTTAATCCATTTTCGGATTCAAAAAAAATAAAATTAGATTCGTCGAAACATTTTATTGTATCCTCTACTTTGTTTGAAGAGGGAGCTGTTGTTATCGAATCTACTTGGTTTCAAAATGTACCGAAACAATATTTGATTGATAGTAAGCCTTCCGCAACATTGACTTCAAAATATCCAAATGCAAATGGTGGTAACTCGCTTGCGCTCGCGCAATGTCCTATATATAACGGTCAAAATATAACAAAATCATGGAACAATCAATATGCTACAACACGTGATGTTGGTTGGGTTAGAAACGGTGATAACCAATCTCTATGGGGGTGGATTGATATGGGAAGGGAGATGACGATGGAGCGCATAAGAATATGGATTAATTCGTTGGTTGAATTCACTCCTACTTATTTTAGGATATATGCTACAAATAATGTAGCGTTGACTGATTCATATTTACCAGATGAAGAGAATATGTATTTTTTCTCTTATACAAATGATATTAATAAATTAGTTGAGCAGAATGCATTGTCAACTGGAGATAATGATAATGGCGTCGATTATCATAATGGAAGCATAAACACAAGCCAATGGCATGAATTTGGTAAAAGTAATGATCCGACAAGAACAATAACGAAAAATTTAAATAGTGGTTATCATAGATACAGTTTCTGTAATCGAAGTGATTATTTTACGAAATACAATAGAACTGGTAGATATTTTTTCCTTGAATTTTATCCAGCTAAATACAAAACTCAAATAATGGAGCTCAGAATCAAAGGAAATTACACTCCAGTTATCAATCAAAGTATATTGTCAACAACAACCGTAGAGAACAGTTCCGGATCACTTGCCTTTACCTTAACGAAAGAACGCTTACTGGATTCATCTGGAAAACTATACAAAAGTACGGTCATCACTGATTCGTCAAATAACAGTAAAACGATGACCAAAACAGTTAACTTTACAAATAATAATAAGAAAGAAGTCACGAATACCCTTACCAATGGATCTGACAACCTTCATATTCATATTACAAAAAAAACCAACATGACAAACTTCATTAGCAAAAAAGTTATACGTTTAAATGCAGACAACGATACAGACGATTACTATTTACGAGATTTGGGTTACGGTGAATATGACTTCAAGTATCTTTGGCATAGTACACCTTTTGGTGAATCAGCATCAAGTCCTGCTGTTGTCAGCATGAAATATAGAAATTCGCAAGTTGTGGAGAATTATTATTATTTGAATGGAGCTAATGACATGCTTGTTCATCGTTTTGGGAAGTCTTTAAGCGGTATGCTAACAATTTTGGGATCAGAACATCCGTATATAGATAATATTGTCAAAGTACAAGATGCTACATGGTTTATTAGTTTCTTCTTCAGAAAGGTGTCAACCTCTTCCGAAAAACGGCTTTTTCAGTTAGAATTCACTAAAAATTGGGGAGTTGGGGATGATATATATGCATTTACATACAGCGATGGCAAAGTTCAAATAAGAATAAGACTAAGCGAATCTACTTTGTATCTGGAGAAAACTTATTCACTAATGAACGATAACAACCATTTTTGCATGTCATACAATCAAGAGGGCACTGGAACTTCTAAAATAAGAATGTGGGTGAATGATGATTATGGAGGTTATCAAACGTTTACCAGAGTGGGTACAAATTCTAATTCCACAGTTAAACAATTCAAAGTAGGACTTAGTGGCGATAATAATGTGTTAACAAATGTATTGGTTGGTAATAAAACACCACTTAATATTAATAGTGACTTCCAAGTCGTGGATATACCACTTAATCATATTCCATACACAAGAACCCATTCAGAAGCATTACGTGAAATGCTTGCAAAGTAAAAAAAACTTAATTTCGGATTCAAAAGCGAGGTATGATATATGGATAGATATGGCTATACGAATCGGACGCAATATAGATCGTATGTTTAAACTTTAATCATAAATTAGGATGGATCTTACACTCACACGTGTATCGGATTAATGCAATTTTTTTTTTTCAATAATGTAACTTTACCCTGTATACATCGAATATACTTATAATATTAAATCTAAATTATAAAATTCTAGAATATATATTATTCAAGGTACAAATCAAAACGCACGATGGTCTACTACTAATTATGTAGACAAAGCTGTTTTTAGAGATAACGACTTATATAACTCCGTAGAGACGATAAAAACATACACTTGTAATTTAACGATTAACAAAAAATCTGCTTCTGTTTTTTGTTTTTTGTTATTTTCTAAAAAAATTGAACTATTAATCATAAAATAGTTTAAATATAAAAATTATATCTTAAAGCAATCTTATAAAAAGCCATATCAACACACGAATCATGTCTTTCTACAAAAATATTAACAATGATCTTACCATCTTTGCCAGTGTCTTACGGAAGCTTTATATCAATCGTATGATTACTGAAGATAAGTATATAAGTGTATGCAAACAGATTATCAAGATCATAAAAGCACAAAATCATGAAGAAATGACAAAATCATACGAAAATGTAAAAAGAATATACAATACACATTCCTGGTGGTCCATGTATTATTTTATGAAAAATCATATTGATACAAAGAAGAAAAACAAAGGTATTATAGAAAAATCAAATATACGACGACTAACTCGTTTGCATGTCATGTCTTGCTAAATTATCGATTTATTAAATACTCGTACACTTCTGTTTTTTTTTCGCTGTCCAACATACACCATACATCATATACGAATCTAGACAATCTATCTTCTGGGACGTATAACATACATGCATGTACTATTTCCAAATGTTCCTCTAAATACTTGGACTTGATGTCGAATGTATTTCCTTCGTTGATCGCTAAAAACAAATCATTATCCAACATGTTTAAAAATTTCATATTGGACACCTGTTCTCCTTCGTACATGTGGTAATATTTCATAAGGATCTTTCTAAACAAAAAATGTTTACACACGATGCTCTCTTTCTGATAATCATTCAATGGTGAATAAGATTTGTACAAATGTTTTCCGAAAATTTCATCCACAACAATATATACTGGAAGTGACGAATGAAAAAGCGGCCGAATTGTTTCTGCCATTGTCTAAATTAAGTCATATGATCATATCTAATCATAGAATATTTTTTACTTTAAGTGAGTTCTTTCGAGAAAAATTGATTTTTTTATGAAAAATATATAAAATAGTGTAAAAAATGATCGTAACACCACAGCAAAGTAACGGTATTATTCCTCAAGAAACCTCTCCTCCTATCTTACAAAGAGATGTACGAAGAACATACCAAAGAAGGTTCATAAAGAATAACCAATGTTGCTACAAAAAGCTCTTGTTTGATAAAATAGTTGTTTATCAACACAAGCCACTTTTTGATGATGATTCTTTCATATGTAGTATTTGCTTAAAAAATGATAATAACTCTTTATGTCAACTTAAACATTTAATATGTGGCCATGTATTTCACAATGATTGTGTGAATGAGTGGTTTTTAAGGAAAAAGAATTGCCCTAATTGTAGGGCAAAAATATACACAAAGTGAACGATATTATGTAAAAAAATACAAATCTTATGTACTTTTTAGTGTTTAATCAATTTTCTTTTTCTTGATTACAAATTTCAAAATTTGTTTTATAAAATTTGAATATATGAAATATATATATAGAATCAGTGACTGATAATCAAATATAATATATAAATGATGGATTTTTATGATGATATGTATGTTAATATAAAAGACGATGTCGAACTTGGTGAACTGATATGTTCTCATGAGCATGTTGAAATTTTTAAGGCTAAATGGAGGAAATATCAAGAAGTTTGTGTAAAAAAAATAAATTTAACAAAAGAAAACAAATCTTTGGTAGAAAGAGAAATTGATATTTTATCAAAATGTATTCATCCAAAAATATGCCAATTTCTTGGAACAGGAACATACAACGGATGTGTTTATATGCTATTTGAATACATGGAATGTGGTGATTTACAGTCTTATATAAAAAACAATACCCTTACATATAAAGAAAAAGAACAAATACTCATTTCTGTATTAATTGGTATGAATTATCTTTCGTCGAGAACTCCTGAAAAAATATTACATAGAGATTTTAAACCATCAAACATTCTCATAAATAGACATGGTGCTGTTAAAATTTGTGACTTTGGTGTATCAAAACAAATGTTTAATAAAACTAATGCTGACAGTATACCCAAATCAATGTCTTGTGGTTTGATTGTATCTCATTCTCATGATTCATCAGATATTTCACATACAGGAATCGGGACCGTTCGATGGGCTGCACCCGAACTCCTTAAAGATACAAATAAAGTTTATGATGAAAGATGCGATATTTATTCATTTGGATTGCTTGCTTCTTATATTATAACAGATGGTGGATTACCTTATTCAGAATATACCAATTTAGCCCAAATAGCCTATGCAAAAACAAACAATTGTAGATCATTCTTAGATAATTGTAAAATTCAAGATAACAAACTCATGTTAGAATTAATAACATCATGCACTGAAATTGTTCCAGATGATCGACCTAAAGATGCAAACAGTATTATTTCATTTTACTTTAAACATTGCATACATTCATCATAAATTCATAGTGTGGTTTTTAGAATCATTCTTAATTTCTGAAGGATTTTGCTATCCGGAATCGCTTTTCCGGACTCATAAGAGGCAATAAGAGCTGGTTTTACATTTATAGCAGTTGCTAATGCTTTTTGTGAAGAAAAACCAGCATCCATTCTAGAAAACTGAATCTTCTTTCCTATACTCAAACCAAGTTGGTCATGCTTTACATTTTCAGTTTCGTGATCGAGTTTTGTTGCGTTTGAATACTCGTATGTAAAGTTGTCTAAACTTTTGGAGCTTTTAGTGTTCTTATTGTTTGTAAATACAACTTGATTCCAATCTTGATGGTTCATCTGAATTAAATAAACTAAATTTATGTGTGACATATTTTTTTAAGTTGTTTTTTTTAATTTTTCTTTTTATTACTATATTATGAGAAGATCAGAGAAATTATCATTTGGAATTTTATGTGCGATTTGTGTTTTTTCAATTTTAGCATATCAAGCATTTAGATGTCATGAAAAAAATAAAGATTTTAAAGATCCTTTGTTAATACAATATGGGATATGGGATATTGATGGTTGGTCTATTACTCATATCGTTTTCTTCGCGTTGTTAGGTTATCTATATACAAAACATTTTGTAATTATCATGATAATGGGTATTTTATGGGAACTGATTGAAGATAATGTTATGCATATATTAACTAAGGATATTAGCTTCCTAAATTGTAAGAAATTAACAACCGATAATGTGAATTCTAAAACAAATAATATTTGGTGGTTTGGTCGGTTTTCTGATGTATTGATGGATTTGTTTGGATTTGGTATAGGTTATCTAATTCGTAACAAAATAATGGCTTAAAATGTCTAATGTGTAAAAATATTTGAATTAATCAAACTAATAATTAAAAAAGAAATATCTTTGTTATTTTTATAAAAATAAGAACTAATGAAGATCGAAAAGTTTGTAAATCGATTAGGGATATATGAAAAATACCAGTCAGGGGGAGGGGAAGGAGAGAAGAATGTCAATCTTAAAAGGAACACTTATTATTCTACCCCTAATTATATGAGTTTTTTGGATGCTATGTATTTATCTAAAAATGGATATGTTAAAGAGGACGGCACATTTGCATTATCACATAGAGGAGACAGTTTACGCAACTACTTTATGCAATTACACAAATGGACGAATAAGTTAAATGATTATGGTATACACAATGTTAGCGACGTTATGCAAGATCCCAAAAATACGCAAAAAGCATTAAAAATGTATTTTAATGTTTTTTCCAATAAAACAAGCAGCGGTAAAAAAAGCGAAAACGATCGACCTATAACAAAAGGAGGAGGACTTTTTAAAGATAACAAAGAACCGTTCTCTTTGATTTTTAAAGGAAACGAAGAATTTAAACCTGTGTTTTTTATGCTCTAAAATACTTTTGATTTTTTACAAAATTTGATTTTTATATTTGAATATTAAACTGTTTACAAATACAAAACATAGAGTATATTAAAAAAAAATCAATCAAAATGACTGATTCAAACCAATTTCACAAGTACTTCGAAAAGACTGTTAAAAAACAAGTAAAATCAAAAATTGAGTATAAATATAAAATAAACAAACTCAATAAGAACATCAAGAAATTAACTTCGGATAATTATAAAACAAATCTCGAACTTGACATTATAAAAACAAAATATGTTCAGTTACGATCAAAATTAAACAATTTTAAAACTAACATTGATAACAAAGAAAAAAAAAATGTACTTCGATTTAAGATTATTGAAAAAGAGAACGAATTTAGTGTGATTACTCACATTGTGTTTCTTGTATGTACATTCATTTTTGTGAAATTGACTTGTTATGCGAATGATCTTACAGAATCAACAAGTCAATCTATTGCACTAAATGTTTTTAGTATGCAAATTATGTTTTTGACATTATATTTCAAAATGTTTAACCCTTATAAAGAGGTGAAAAAGAATTAAGTGTTCACAAAATATTACAATTTAATTCTTTTTTTCTTTTGTGCAGGAACGAGGAGTTTTAGGATTCTTTTTGGGGGGATATTTAGGGATTTCACTACCATTCTTAACTTTTTTGGGTTGCGTGTTTTTTATTTTTTTTGGGTTCTTTACTTCTTTGGGCTCTTTTTGAATAGAAGGAGTGGGTACAGTTTTTCCTTGTTTTTCTTTTTTAATTGCTTTCGATTTACCACCTGAAGACGACAAAATATTGTTCGTTTTATTAGTAATTATTTTAACACGACCACCACCACTTTGTTTGCGCCCACGGTGACCACCTTGTTGTTGATTTTGTGTATCTAACATTGAATTATACATCATCAAATTTACTATTTTCTTTAATAACTCAGACGAATATGAGTTGATTGCGTTACTACTTTCTGAATTAATAAAATGGTATTTGTTAAGGATTTCCATATTAGAATCATCTATGTGTTTGTTATCTGGTGGTAGTGTTGTTTTTAAAGAATTTGATAAGAAATCGTTTTGAAAATGTAACAATATTAACGCCATCTCAAGCTCTTCAATTCTTAATAGAGCCTTTACATAATCTTTTCCTACACTCATGGCTAGTTTTGCAAATTCTTTATTACCATATTTACTGAGAGTTCCTGTTAAAGGATATGTATTTTGAAACTCTGTAACTCCTAATTTGTACACAAGTTTGACGAGATCCATATTGTTTACTAACTTCCAGGTCGCTACTTTTGATTTGTAAATTCGCAATTGTGTGCTCAAAACTTGCATAGCAAATCGACTATTTTTAATGTATTGTTCATTGATTTCAGTTTTTTGTTGATTGTATATATCTTTCATTGTTTTGTAAATGGGTTCGAAAAAAGGAACGCGCTTTACTGCTTCCTCTTTTAAAGATGCTGCAAAACCTTTTGCAAAATCAGTAGTCATTACAAGCTTATACATGACTCCTGAAAGCTGATCTATTGCAACCATGTTAAAAAGTTTCTTGTCTTCAGGACTAGGGGCTGCTGTGTTTAAACTAACAACAATATCACTATATACATTTCCCATTGAAATCATTAATTTAGGTGCTACATTATCAGTAATTTGATTCCTAACCATCGAAGCTTGTTTACCTGTCGATACTCCGATATTATACACACCAACACCTAAACTTTCAATTCCATGAAATATTTTAGTAATAGTAATTCCTGCAGCACTGAATGTATTAGCTGACATCGCTTTAATCATTTCATTATAGTGTGCCATATTCTCAAATTTGACCACTTCTTCATTAAATTGTG